AGGGATGATGATGTTTATATCTTTAATTAGTGCAACGGTAAACTACTTTTTTGGAATTCAGCCGGCTTTGGCATTTGCAATGTTAGTTGCAGTCATAATTGAAGTATATACTGGAATCAAAGCATCCCGGAAACAAGGCAGAAAATTCGAGTCATTCAGGTTCTCCAGGTGCGTTATAAAAGTCGGTATATGGCTGCTTATTTTGTTTATAGTCCATGCTTTTGAAAAAGAATATGAAACGCGGACAAACCTTATACAAATAGCAGCATACACATTCTTTAATTTTGTTTATGTAGTTTCACTTACCGGATTCCTGGTTGAGTATCTAACCTCTATTCTTGAGAATGTTGCTGTGATACAAAATAAACCTAAGACACAAATCATTGAAGCAATTCAAGGTGGATGGAGTCGATTAATTGATTCAATAAAAGAAAATAAAAATGAAAAATAAATTATTTTTTATAGTCCTAATTGGAATGGTTATATTTGGATGTAAATCAACAAAGCAAACAATCACATCCGGATTAAAATCGAAAATTGAAGCGAACCTGCAAGTAAATCAGTCCGATAATTTCAATATAGATGTCAATAAATCTATATCTGATCAAACTTCATTAATAGCTAAAAAGTCAACTGCTGATAAAGGAACTACAAACGAAACCGTGGAAGAAACCAATACCACTACAAAATTATCCGCCCCGGATAGTACAGGCAAACAATACCCTACAGAAATAAACACCACGAATCGAAAAATTACCCGTGGTGAGAATAAAAATTTAATTACTGATTTAAGTAATAAAAGCGATGTAACCAATAAAACGGATATTCAGGATAAATCGAAACTGAAAACAAATACATCACTTAAAGATAAAGTTAAAGCACAAACTGACATAAAATCAAGTGATAAAAAAACTGAAGAGATTAAAACACCTGGTTGGGTTTACGTCGCGATTATAGTTTTGTCGGTAGCTTTTTTACTCATTGTTTATCTGATTTTAAAACGATTTAATTTAATTAAATAATATGGCCAAACAAACTTCTAATGTTGATGAATCTGCAAGTGCAGTCACAACCCCAATCGAAGAAACTCCGGTAGTTGAGACTCCGATCGTTGAAACACCGGTTATCGAGACTACAGTTGTTGAGACACCGGTTATTGAAATTCCAGTTGTTGAGACTCCGATCGTTGAAATCCCAGTTGTCGAGACTCCGATCGTTGAAACACAGGTTATCAAAACACCGGTTATTGAAACACCAATTGTTGAACCTGAATTTACTGCTGAAGCTGAAACTATCATGAACCAGCAAGGTGTAAAAGAAATTTGGCGTTGTCCGGTGCATGGATATTGGTTTACTAAAAAAGAGTACTCCGATGAAAATGCGAAGATCGTCAATAAAAGTGCTGAATATTATAAACTGTAAACCATGTCAGGATTATCAAATGTAGTTATAACCCTTGTCCGTAATGGACTTGGGTTGGTCGCTGAGACAAGCGACAATGTGTGCGGGCTTATTTTGCCCGGTGTAGCAGTTGCCGGCAAGTTGGTTCTTACAACGCCTTATGCCATTTACAGTATCGACGGTGCAAAAGCCCTGGGTATTGACGTGGATGGTGTAAATGCAGCTGCATTTCGGCATATCGCTGAATTTTATACCATAGCCGGTTCAGGAAAAAAACTTTGGATTATGGTGGTTGCTTCCACCAATAAGCTTTCTGCACTGGTTGATTCAACTCTTACCCCTTGTCCGGCTAAAGTTCTACTGAACGAAGCAGAAGGGGAAATTGTGGTGTTGGGAATTTGTGCCGGGACTGATGGAACTGCTGTGGTTGATGGCCTGGATGGTGAAGTATATACCGCCATGACAAAGGGTCAGGTTCTGGCTACTGAGTACCTGGGAAAAATCATGCCTTTCGTATTGGTGATTGAAGGTCGTAAAATGGTCGATGCCGAAACGCTTCGTAGTTTGGATACCGGAACCAATTATCGTACAGCCATCATGCTTGGAAGTACAAAATCGGACGGTTCAGCTTCGGTAGGGCTTGTGTTGGGTCAGATTGCCGGATTACCGGTACAACGCAAAATATCCCGGATAAAGAATGGTTCCCTTCCGATCGATACGGCTTACCTGAGCGATGGTAAACTGATAAAAGGACGGGAAGATCTCGGTACCATTACCGACAAACGTTTTATTGGGTTCCGGCAGTTCCCGAACAAATCAGGGTTCTTTTTTAATGGAGACTTCACGGCCACTTCGCAAACGGATGACCTGAATATCATTGCCCGGATACGGACGATCGATAAGGCGTTGAAAATAGCGTATAATACGTATGTGGAAGAATTGGACGATGATGTAGATGTAAATGACGACGGTACGCTTAACGCTGCTGTAGCTGCTTACCTGAAACAAAAAATTGAAGAACAGGTAAATGGTGCCATGAAAGGAGAAATATCAAAATTCAGTGCTCAAATTGACACTACAATTGATATTCTTGCCGGTAATGCTCAAAAAATGTATTTGAATATCACTCCTAAAGGGTATTTGAATCCGATTGAAGTGGTATTGAGTTTTGTAAACCAATAGACCCCCTGCCCCCTAAAGGGGGTTCAGAGTCTTATTAATAAATAAAATTATGGCATATAGTTGGTCAGAATACCGCTGTTATATGGGCGGGCGGTTTGTAACCGGGATTCGTGGGTATAAATATAAAACTGAACGCGAAATTGAAGCAATCTACGGTGAAGGTGATGAGCCTGTTGATGTGGGTTACGGGAATAAAAAGTACAGTAATGAGATTAAAATTCTACAGGCTGAACTTGAGTCGATTATTGTATCAGGAGGTGGTGATCCGTTTAAAATTCCACCATTTACCATTGTTCATTCATACATTCCAAAAAACAGTACCGGAAGGATTATTACTGATGTATGTGAAGGTATCCAATTTACGGATATTGAAAAAGCCATGGAACAAGGTGCCAAATTTATGGAAATTACAGTTCCAACGTTTGTAAAAAAAATCAGATATAACACAACATTTGTAGCATAATCATGGAAAAAGAAACAACCCTTGTGGGCGAAGTAACGCCCGAACAAATTGAACAGTGGAAAGCCAAGTATGGCAAAGTGCATGGTGTGATCGTGGAAGGCCATATCGGTTATATCCGGAAAATCGACCGGAATACTACCAGCTATGCCCTCAGTCAAATGTCGTTTAAAATGTCGAAAGGAGAAAATGACGGTAGCGACATTGAAATGAATATGGGCAAACTTATGAAAACAGGCGAAGCCGTATTGACTAACTGTTGGATTGGTGGTTCTGAAGAAATAAAAAAGGATGAAACACTGTGGATGAACGCTTGTGTGAAAGCAGGTGAGCTGATAGAGTTCAAGGAGGCTGAACTAAAAAACTTCTAAGCGAGGCTGAGCAGTGGGGTGAGAATGATTGGGTCGGCTTAATGTCGACCCAATTAGAATACTACCTTGGCTATGATGTCTCGCTCCTAACAGACGAACAATGGGCGATGAAAGTTGCTCACTTAGATTATATCCGTAAAAGGGAAGCTGAAGCAAATAAATAATGGGACCAAATGTTGAATATCTTCTCAGGGCACGCGACTTACTCAGTGGTCCGCTGCGTAATGCTTCAAAAGCAGCTGAAAACGTTTCTAAAACTGTAGAAGGTGTAGGTAAATCAACCGAAAAGGCGATGAATCAGGCTGAGAAGAGTGTTAGCCGTGTTTCTAAGTCATGGGATAATTATATCAATAAAATTCGTGAATCCAACAATCAAACCAATGATTTAGCGAATGGAATAAAACGTGCTGTTGGTGCTTTTGCTCTTTTTGAAGGAATAAAGTCTATTGTGAAAATGGGTGCAGACCTGGAACAATCAAAAATTAGTTTTGATGTTTTGTTGGGAAGTGCACAAAAAGCGCGAATCATGCTTGCAGGCCTGAATAAGTTTGCCAACGATACTCCCTATGAAAATAAGCCGTTGATTGACCAGGCTAAGTTATTGCTTTCGTTTGGAACATCCGCTGAAAAGATTTTGCCAAACCTGAAAATGCTTGGAGATATTGGTATGGGAGATACCAATAAAATGAATTCTTTGACTCTGGCCTATGCTCAAATGTCCAGTGCCGGAAAACTGCAAGGACAGGATTTAATGCAGATGGTGAATGCCGGTTTTAATCCGCTCCAGGAACTTGTGAAGATGACCGGTAAAAGTATGGGAACGCTTCGAAAGGAAATGGAAAAAGGTAAATTGTCATCAGCTTTGATTGAAAAAGCTTTTGAGCATGCAACCGGTAAAGGCGGTCTTTTCTTTGGCATGATGGATAAAATGAGTCAAACGACTTCCGGTAAATTCTCTACGATGGTAGGAACTCTGAAACAAACGGGAGCTGAAATAGGCTTAAAGCTTTTACCTTATGCTAATAGTCTGATGAATTTCCTAATGCCAATGGTTGATTGGATTGCGAAAAATGCAGACATGTTATTACAACTTACAGGAGTTGCTTTAGCTGCCTATGCTGCATTTAAACTGATAACATGGGGTATTCAACTTTGGACAATTGCCCAGGCTGTTTTGAATGGCACCATGGCTCTTAATCCGGTGGGTTTAGTAGTTATTGGTATAGCTGCTTTAATTGCAATGATTGTTATTGCTTGGAATAAGTTCTCCTGGTTCAGGGGTATTGTTTTCGGACTTTGGGATACTTTTAAATTGTTCGTCAATTTTCTGAAGGATGCTGTAATGAATACAGTTCACGGACTGGTTGATATGTTTGTTGGGCTTGGAAAGATTATTAATGGAATTTTTGCACGTGACTGGGGTAGTATCAAAGAAGGTGCTTCTCAGGTGGCTAAAGGTTATGGGAATAGTTTTGCCGGTGGTGGAATTATAAAAGCTGCCATAGATAATGGTTCAAAGGCAGGTGAAACCTGGGCTAAAGGTTATAATAAAGGAATTAAAAGCTTTGCAAAGAGTGAAGCTGATAAAAAGAGTGGTGTTGATGCAGGTTCTTTGACAAGTGGTTTAGCCGGTGGTGGAAATGGTGGAATAAATCCGGAAGATAAAATAAAAGGAATTGCCGGTGGTGGTAGTAGGCCAACTAACATCACGATAAATTTAAATAAAGAAATGGTTGGCCAAATAACCATACATGCTACTACTATAAGAGAAGGGGCTGATGATATTAAAAAAATGGTAATGGAAGCATTAGCCCAGGTCTTGAATAGTTCAAATAAATTAGCAACTGAATAATATGGCAAATAACTATCAATTCAATGAATTTGATTTGGGAGAAATCTTCAAAAGTGTATGGGGTTATACTGCTCCACCATTATTATTTGGTTTGCAAAATAAGGTTGAAAATAAACTGTTTGGTAAAACTTCGGATAGTTCGGATTATTCCTTCGCAACTCCTTCGGATCGTCGTGAATCAAATATAAAAGGTTCTCCATTTTATGGGTTAAATAATAATGGAAATGAAGTGTTTTTGCCTATCTGGTTGATAAAGATTGATGGAACTAAATTTATGCTTCAAAACACGGTTTCATCTATTGTCAGTAAGAAAACAATTGTTGAAACTCAACTTGTCAATGCCCAGGGGAATGTAAAAGAAGAAATATCAATGGATGATTGGGATATTGCTGTAAAAGGTATCATTGTTTCACCTGATGGTGATTATCCAGATCAACAGGTATTTGATTTAAAAGAGATTTATAAGTCTTCTGAATCACTGGGTATTCAAAATGCTCGTACTTCATTACTTTTTGAAGGGAATGAAAAGGTGGTGATCAAAAATTTAAAATTACCTGAGCTGAAGGGAATGAAAAATGTGCAGGCATTTGAATGTGATTTAGTAAGTGATATCGAATTTAAACTAATTATTTCATAATGTACGTAAAGCTAAAAGGACATGTAGAAATCAATCGGGCTGATGGTAAAAAGTTATCGTTCGATTCATTTCATTCAGTCGATATTGAGCTTGATATATTTAAAATTAATCAGTCTTGTAAGATTCAGATACCTATATCATCACGTTTAGTTTATAAAGATAAAAAGGTTGGAGAAAGTGTTCAGACAGCCACACAGTTTGCCCGTGGTGATAAAATTAGTGTTTGGTTGGGTTATAACGATGACATACGACTTGAATTCGAAGGTTTTATTTTCAGGTTGAATTATAAAACTCCACTTGAGATTGAATGCGAAGGTTACGAATACCAATTGCGAAGGCCTTGCGAAACAAAAACATGGGCGTCAACAAATATGAAATCAGTACTTCAGTATTTGGTTTCGGGTACTGATATTATTTTAAGCGACAATATCCCGGATATAAACTTTACAAAGTTTATTATCCCGGCTAATATGTCCAAACTCGAAGCTTTACAATTGATGAAAGAAAAATATGGAGTGACCGTATTTTTTATGGGGAAAACGCTCTATTCCGGATTAGCTTATGTTATCGATCGTGGAACTGTAAAGTATAAACTTGGGTATAATACTATAAAAGCTGATGATCTTAAATACCGGAATGCTGATGATGTAAGCCTGAAGGTAAAAGCAATTTGGATAAAGCCGAATAACACAAAGGTTGAAGCTGAGGTTGGTGATAAGGAAGGAAGCCAACGTACATTGTTTTTTTACGATGTTTCGAGTACTGAAGAACTCAAAAAACTGGCTACTGAAGAAATAAAAAAATACAAGTATTCGGGTTATGAAGGTAGTATAACAACATTTCTTCAACCATTTGCACAACCCGGGATGAAAGCAAATATATCCGACCCGAAATATGACGAACGTGGAGGCACTTACTATATCACTAAAACGAAAGTAAAGGCTGATAGAAATGGAGGTCGTAGAACGATTGATATAACAGTTAAGTTATTATGACGGCTGAACAAAAGATACTAGAAAATATACGACTTATTGGAAAAGGCAATGAAAAAACATTCCTGGCAATAGTCGAAAATAATTATCCGGATAAGGATTATGTTGATGTTAGGGATTTATCCGGTACACTTTACCCTGAAGTTAGAAAACGTTCTGCCATAGGTGATGGCGAAGATGCAAAAAAAGGAATGGTTATTACTCCTGTTTCCAAGTCTTCAGTGATTGTCAGTCGTATTGGAAACAGTGATGAAATGTTTGTTGAGATGTTTTCTGAAGTTGAAAGCATTGTATTTGATGGAGGTGAAAATGGTGGATTAACGATTACACCAAAATTAGTTGAAGAACTGGGAAAAACAAATTCATTACTTCAGGCTTTTATAACGGTTATTTCAGGAGCTCCAGTACCGGAACCTGGCAATGGTTCACCCAGTGCTTTGCAAATAGCCTTGAAAACTGCCATAACAGGAAAGCAGCTCGGGGATTATTCAGAGATTGAGAATACAAAAATTAAACACTAATGAGTAAAGGAATAGGCATATTATTGGGTGATAATTTCGAACCTGTTATTCAGGTAGTCCGGGACTCTAATGGTTTAATTTTATCCGGGATGGTTGTTGGTGATGTGACGAAACAAAACCAACGAATCATTTTGCTTGCAGAAAAAGGAGAAATAAAAGAAGCCCCAACCCTGGGTGTTGGAATCGCTTCCTTTATTGACGATGATAACCCTTCAGACTTGCTTCGCGAAATTTGCGAAAACCTTCGCGATGATGGACAAACAGTCCGGTCATGCAGATTTAATGATAGTGGAAAACTTGAAATTGATGGTGGATATGAAAGTTAAAGAGGGTCAAACATTATTCGATATTTCCCTTCAGGAACTTGGTTCTATTGAAGGGGTATTTGAATTAGCAATGTTGAACGGGTTTAATATGACTGATGACTTAGTTCCTGGACAAAAATTGAAGTTACCTGAAGTGATTGAATATGATATTCAACAATATTACAAAAACAAAAGCATTAATCCTGCTACATTATTAACTTATCAGGCTCAACTCATATCATCAGAAGTTGATACGATCATTCGCAATATTGATGTAATACAAAGCAATTCAATTCCAGCACTTCAAGGACAAAGTTTATTTGATATCGCCTTACAAACAACAGGAAGTGTTGAAGCTGCTTTCGACATGGCCTTATTGAACTTGATTGCAATAACAGATGATATTGAAGCCGGATGGGAACTGACAAAGGTGTCAGTAATAAATAATCAAATTGCAAGCTATTATAGCGATAAAAATATTAAACCGGCAACATTCATTCAGGGAGCGATTGGAGATGATATTGGTGGTATTGAATACTGGGCAATTGAAACTGAATTTTTAGTAAGCTAACTTAAAACGAATAACACGAATGGCACGGACAACAGCAGAAATTAAAGCGACAATGACCGCTGATTTTATGAATAATACCACATTTGCAGCTTATTATGGCTTCACGTTGGGCGATGCTTTTGATGATCATTTTTCAAAAGTATCATTCGAAGGGTTTATATTCTTTACCGTTGCTACAGCGATCTGTTTTTTGGAAAAGATATTTGATGCTGATAAGGCTGATATTGATACCCTGATAGCCGAATTAAAGCCTCATAGCAAGAAATGGTACATTAACAAGGCTTTGGCTTTTATGTACGGTTATGAGCTCGTTGAGGACACGGATACTTATGATACGAGTACTTTAACTGCTGCACAGATATCGACCGCACATGTGGTGAAATATGCAGCTGCTGTTGAAAAAAGTAGCGTGGTATATCTAAAAGTAGCCGGTGCAGGACTTACTCAGATTTCAACAGACCAGGAAGCGGGCTTAGTTGCTTATTTTAAAGAGGTGAAAGATGCCGGGGTAAAACTTGAAATTATAAATCGACCTGCTGAATACTTCAAAGCTAAACTAACGATTTACTATAACCCGATGGTTTTAAACTCAGACGGTTCAA